TCGGTAGCTGCAGCAACCACTAAAATTGAATCAGCCGCTGACTTTGAAAAAGATGGTTATGCAACACAAAAAGCTATTATTTTATCTAAAGCAATGCGTAAAATTACTAACTTGATTGGGAAAGAAAAAATACTTTTAGTATTCACGAACCAGTTAAGACAAAAGATGGGCGCAATGCCATTTGCTGATCAATATACTACTTCTGGTGGTAAAGCCTTACAATTTCATGCTTCAGTTAGATTAAGATTAAAACAAGTTGGGAAACTTAAAGAAAAAATTAACGGAGTAGATGAAGTTGTAGGGTCAGAGGTTGAAGCAATTGTTGTAAAAAATAGAATGGGACCACCAAACCGTAAAATTCGATACAATGTCTTTTATAGACAAGGTATAGACGATTATGGTGGATGGTTAAAATTGATGAAAAACTATAAAGTTTGTAAACAATCAGGCCCAATTTGTAAATACACAGACACCGAGACAGGTGAAATAGTAACTTTTTCAGGTAAAGAATTAGAATCCTTATGTAAAGAAAGACCTGAAATTAAAGAAGCTATGTATAGAGACACTTGTGATGCTTATGTTATGAAATATCAACATGAAGACGCACAAGACATGGACCCAGACATTGAAATAGATGAATCAGGGTTATAATGGAAGATATATTTAGTTTATTAGATAACGTTCAAAAACCGGGCGATTTAGGGGTAAATAATAGGGTGTTAATAGTAGATGGTTTAAACCTTTACTTAAGAGCATTCGCAGTAAATGGAGCCCTAAATGACAATGGTGTACCTGTAGGAGGATTAACTGGATTTTTAAGATCTTTAGCTTATGCTATTAGAGAAGTAAACCCAACTAGAGTAATTATAGTTTATGACGGCGCAGGGGGTAGTCAACGTAGAAGAAAAATACATCCTGAATATAAAACTAACAGAAAACCAGGTAAACGAATTACAAGATGGGATGCATTTAAAAATGCTACTGAAGAGAAAGATGCAATGAAAATTCAATTTTCTCGTTTAATAGAATATTTAGATTTTCTTCCTATTAATGTTATATCAATAGACCGAATTGAAGCTGATGATACAATAGCATATATAGCTCATACTTTAATGAAAGAAGATGTTACTATAATGTCAGCTGATCAAGATTTCCTACAATTAGTAAATGAAAGAATTACAGTTTGGAGCCCAACAAAGAAAAAATTCTATACACCTAGAATGGTGATGGATGATTATGGAGTACCGGCTCACAATTTTTTAATGTATAAAGTTTTAATGGGTGATAAATCTGATAACATCGAAGGTGTTAAAGGATTAGGACCTAAAAAATTACCAAAAATAGTTCCAGATCTACTTACTCAACAAACCCTTGATCTTGATTTCATTCTGGAACATGCAGGTAAAGGAGAAGAACCAATGCATAAAAAAATTAGTGAGTCGGAAATCCAACTCCGATTAAATGAAGAATTAATGGATTTAAAAAACCCACCAATTTCAGGCGAATTAAAATTACAAATAACTAGATTAATAGAAGCGCCAATAAATTTGCTTTCCCGAAATAACTTTATTATGATGTATAATGATGATCAATTAGGGAATGCTATTAAAGCTCCTGATTTATGGTTAAGGGAACATTTTATTAAATTAAATACATTAGCAAAACAAACACATGAGTAAATTAACCCAATATGGACATGCGTTTCAGATTAAGGCACTTGCTATCTTAATCACGGACAGAGACTTCTTGCAACAAATTGCAGACATAGTTTCTCCTGATTATTTTGACAATGACGCAGGTAAATGGGTTATTAGAAAAACACTTAAATATTACAATGAGTATAAAACAATTCCTACAATGGAAGTTTTTAAAGTTGAAATTGAAAGTATAAACCAAGAATTACAAAGTGTAGCTGTAAAAGATTTACTTAAACAGGCATACAAAGCATCTAAAGCAACAGATTTAAATTATGTAAAAGATGCTTTTTTAGATTTTTGTAAAAATCAAACATTAAAAAATGCTTTAATGAAGTCAGTTGATTTATTAGAATTAGGAGATTATGATGACATTAGAAATTTAATTGACAGAGCATTAAAAGCAGGAACAGAAAGAGATATTGGCCATGAATATGTTACTGAGCTAGAAGATCGATTTAGAGAAGAAGCTAGAAACACTGTGGAAACACCATGGCCTTTAATAAATAAATTACTTTGTGGTGGTTTAGGACAAGGTGATTTAGGAATGATAGCTGGTGGACCTGGAGGGGGTAAATCATGGGCTTTAGTTGCGTTAGGAGCTCAAGCTGTAAAAACAGGACACACAGTTATTCATTATACATTAGAATTAAATGAAAAGTATGTAGGTAGAAGATATGATGCTTGTTTTACTGAAATTCCAGTTGGAGAAATTACTATGCATAAAGACAAAGTAAAAGATAAAGTAGAAAATTTACGAGGTGGTCTTTATATTAGAGAATATCCAGCAGGACAAGCAACAGTAAACACTATTCATGCACATTTAGAAAAATGTATACAACAAAATATTGAACCAGATTTAATTATAATTGATTATGCTGATTTGTTAACTTCTAAAGCAAGTAAAGAAAAAAGAGACAAATTAGATGACATTTATACTAATTTACGTGGTTTAGCTACCGAATTAAAATTACCTATTTGGACAGCTTCACAAGTAAATAGATCAGGAGCAAGAGAAGACATCATTCAAGGAGATAGAATGGCAGAAAGCTACAGTAAAATGATGATTACTGACTTTGCAATGTCTTTATCCAGAAATGCAGAAGATAAGGAAAACGGTACAGGAAGGTGGCATGTTATGAAAAATAGATATGGAGCTGACGGTATAACTTATGATTCTGTTATGGATACTGCAATTGGTAAAATTGCAATAAATATGAGAGGAAATAATAGAAATGAACAAACTCCCCCAGGAGAAATTTCGCCTGCAGAGCGAAGAAGACTTCGCGGAGCTTCTAACGATTTTTTTAATATTTAATGGGTTTTGCTTGTATATATTGTATTTATCTCCACACAGGGGTATTAACCCCCTTTTTTGACATTAATAACTAATTTTATAAATAAGAACAATAAATGAACATCACACAAGAAATTTTATCAGACATAGTAGTGTACAACAAGTATGCAAAATACCTTCCTAAAAAACAAAGAAGAGAAACATGGAAAGAATTAGTTACCCGAAATAAAAAAATGCATCAAGCAAAATTTCCTAATTTAAAAGAAGAAATTGAAGAAGTATATGAAATGGTATATGATAAAAAAGTTTTACCATCAATGCGTAGCTTACAATTCGCAGGAAAACCAATTGACATAAATAATTCAAGAATATTTAATTGTTCTTATTTACCAATTGATGATTGGAGATCTTTTAGTGAAGTAATGTTTTTACTATTATCAGGATGTGGTGTAGGATATAGTGTTCAAAAACACCATATAGAAAAATTACCAGAAATTAGAATTCCTAAAAAAACAAGAAGATTTTTAGTAGGAGATTCAATTGAAGGTTGGGCAGATTCAGTAAAAGTATTATTAAAATCTTACTTTGGAATTACAACAGCAAGACCTATTTTTGATTTTAGAGATATTAGACCAAAAGGAGCAGAATTAATTACTGTAGGTGGTAAAGCACCAGGTCCAGAACCATTAAAAGAATGTTTGTTTCAAATTCAAAAAGTATTAGATAGAAAAGAAGATGGAGACCAATTAAGTCCAATAGAGGCACATGATATTATTTGTCATATTGCAGATGCTGTATTATCTGGAGGTATTCGTAGGGCAGCATTAATTTCTTTATTTGATTTACATGATAACCAAATGTTAACATCAAAACATGGTGCTTGGTGGGAATTAAACCCACAAAGAGGTAGAGCTAATAATTCAGCCGTAGTGATTCGTTCAAAAGTTAGAAAAAAAGACTTCTTTGAATTATGGGGTAAAATTGTTGCTAGTAATTCAGGTGAACCTGGAGTATATTTTTCAGATGATAAAGATTGGGGTACAAACCCATGTTGTGAAATTGCATTAAGACCATTCCAATTCTGTAATCTAACAGAAATTAATGTGTCTAATATAGAATCACAAGAAGATTTAAATAAAAGAGTAGCAGCTGGAGCATTTTTAGGAACTTTACAAGCAAGTTATACTAATTTCCATTATCTTCGTGATATTTGGAAAAGAACAACAGAAAAAGATGCACTTATAGGTGTAGGAATGACAGGAATTGGTAGTGGTAAAGTTTTAGATTTTGATTTAAAAGAAGCAGCTAAATATGCTAAAAGAGCTAATGAGGATGTTGCAAAAATTATAGGAATTAATAAAGCAGCCCGTGTAACAACAGTAAAACCTTCAGGAACTAGTTCATTAGTATTAGGAACTTCATCAGGAATTCATGCTTGGCATAATGATTTTTATATAAGACGTATGAGATTAGGTAAAAATGAAGCACTTTATCAATATCTTGCAATAAATCATCCAGAATTAGTAGAAGATGATTTCTTTAAACCAGAAATTCAAGCAGTTGTGTCAGTTCCACAAAAAGCACCTAAAGGAGCAATTTATAGAACAGAAAGTCCAATGGATTTATTAGAAAGAACTAAAAAGTTCAATGTAGAATGGGTAAAACAAGGACATAGAAAAGGAGCTAACACAAACAATGTTTCAGCTACAATTTCAGTTAAACAAGACGAATGGGATTCAGTTGGAGAATGGATGTGGGAAAATAAAAATACATTTAATGGTTTATCTGTTTTACCTTATGATAATGGCTCATATACTCAAGCACCTTTTGAAGATATTACAGAAGATAAATTCTTAGAAATGGAAAGTCATTTAAATAATATAGATTTAAGAAAAATTGTAGAAATGACAGATGAAACAGATTTAAAAGACCAAGCAGCTTGTGCTGGTGGTGCATGTGAAATAGTATAATGAGAAAGGATGATTGGATACAAGAATTATATTATAAAGAATTAAGTGATAAATCAAGAAATAATAACAATTCAGGGAAAAATGTTTCAAGTAAAAAGAAAATTTCCCGAACACAGAATAAACCTAAAAGTAGAAGATGGAGTGTCAATTCTTAAACAATATTATCATTGTGATACTATGTTTAGAGCACAAGGATTTTTATGGTTATGTAATGAAATAAAAGAAATAAGTTATGAAGAAATCAAATAAAAAAGTAAAAATAAATAAAAAAGATTTAGAAAACTTTTCACCTGAAAAAGTAATATCTGATTTTGATAGTATTAATTCAGTTTTAAGTAAGATAGATTATTTAGATGAAAATTTAACTGAAGATGATGCTTTAAAACTCCAAACAGAATTACAACAAATAGAAGGTTATTTAAAAGGTCAGTATAAAGAATATATTGATTCTAATATAAGTAAAGTAAATCTAAATGATATAGAAGTAGAATTAAATGATGATGACGATGATTATACAGAAGAATTTGAAGATGATTTGGATTCCGAAGAATAAATTATTATATATTAAAAAATAAAAGTTATGTTTATAAGTACAAAAGTTTTTGATGGTTTTAGTTGTTGTTTTAGACAATGGAAAGCTACTACCACACATTGCCAATATCTACATGGATATGGTGTTTCATTTAAAGTATGGTTTGAAGGCGATTTAGATGAAAGAAATTGGGTTTGGGATTTTGGTGGTATGAAAAGAGCTAAAACAAAAATCGATGGCAAATCACCTAAAGAATGGATGGATTATATGTTTGATCACACTGTTTTAATAGCAGAAGATGATCCTATGAGAATGGATTTTGAAATGATGCATAATGATCAGGAACGTGGTAAACAATATAATGGACCTATGCGAATTAGAATAGTACCAGCTACGGGAGCAGAAAAATTCGCAGAATTTATTTTTAATAAATTAAATCCCTTCGTACAAGAAGAAACTAATAATAGAGTTAAAGTGAAACAAGTAGAATTTAGAGAACACGGTAAAAACTCAGCAATTTATTCAGAATAATATGTTTAAAGTATCTCACGAGCTACCAATTAATATGCTCGATAAAAGTTTTGAAATTAATGATTATGAGTATTGTTTACCTCATTTATTAGATCAAAACGAAACTTATAGAAAGCATTTTGAATATGCTAAAGAATCAGGCAGTTATATAATAATGGATAATTCACTTCATGAGTTAGGAGTTGCATATAAAACAGATAGATTATTACATTGGATTGAACGTTTAGAACCAAATGAATTTATTGTACCTGATGTTTGGCAAAACAAAGCAGCTACATTAGTTAATGCTAAAAGTTGGATGAATGGTTATACATTACCTGAAAACACAACTAAAGTAGCAGTAATACAAGCTAATTCATATGGTGAAGCTTATGAATGTTATGATATATTAACTACACATTTAGGTTATAAAAAAGTAGCGTTTAGTTATGGCGCTGATTGGTATTGTGAGGAATTTCCTCATCCAAATCCTTTAGTTGGTAAAATGATGGGTCGTATAATGACTATATCAAGAATGTATGAAAATGGATTAATAACAGATAGTGATAGAGTACATTTATTGGGATGTGCTTTACCTCAAGAATTTGGTTATTATGCTGATTTTCCTTTTATAGAATCAATAGACACATCAAACCCCATAATCCACGGTTTGCAAGGTGTAAAGTACAATAGTTTAGGATTATTAAATAAAGAATCTATAAAAATAGATAAAATAGAAGAAGAGATCACTACAGAGAGACTGTATGATATAAACCACAACCTCATCCGATTTAAACAATTTATACAGGATGGTAACACACAACTATACTAAATGATATCAATTACAATTGCAATATGTGCTATAGCTTTCGCAGCATATGTTTATTTTACACACGATAAAATCGCAGAAAGAAAAGCAGAGTCCATGTTGGCAAAATGGAAAGTTAAAGAAGAAAAAGCAATCCGAGAAGATGCCTATTCAAGATCACGAGCAGTAAGTTTTGGAAAAACAATCGAACATTATGTTCCTTTTATGGAAAATTTCCCAGTAGATCCTAAAGATGTACAGTTTTTTGGAAAACCTATTGATTATGTGGCTTTTTCAAATAGAGGTAGTAGAAAAAAATGTGCAATACATTTTATTGAAGTAAAAAGTGGAAATTCACAATTAAATGGTCATCAAAAGAATATTAAAGATGCTATATTAAAAGGAAGAGTACATTGGCACGAACACACAGCAGATGGAATCTGGGAGCACGAAACTAGAAAACAACATTTAAATAAAAAGTAATATGAAGAAACAAGCAGTATTATCATTATCAGGTGGAATGGATAGTAGTACAGTACTATTACACCTATTAGCAAACGATTACGAAGTAACAGCATTAAGTTTTGATTATGGTCAAAAACATAATGTAGAATTAGAAAGAGCATCTGAATTAATTGAGTATTTAAATAAAGCAGGATATCCAGTAAAATATCAAAGAATTACTTTACAAGGATTAGTATCATTATTAAATTCTAATTTAGTTAAAGGAGGAGAAGAAGTCCCAGAAGGACATTATGAAGAAGATAACATGAAAGATACTGTTGTACCTAACAGAAATAAAATGTTTTCATCAATTATCCAAGCAGTAGCATTATCAATTGCAAACGCTAAAGATTGTGATGTAAATATTGCAATGGGTATTCATGCTGGTGATCATGCAATTTATCCTGACTGTAGACAAGAATTTAGAGATGCGGATTATAATGCATTTGTAGAAGGTAATTGGGATGCTGATAAAGTAACATATTATACTCCTTATTTAAATGGTGATAAATTTGATATTTTAAAAGATGGTGAAATATGTTGTGAAAAATTAGATATTGATTTTGATGAAGTTTATAAAAGAACTAATACATCATACAAACCAACAGCAGAAGGATTATCTGATTATAAATCAGCTTCATCAGTAGAACGAATTGAAGCATTCCTAAAATTAGAAAGAAAAGACCCAGTTGAATATGTGGATGGCTGGGAAGTAGCAAAAACCCACGTAGAAAAATTATTAGCAAAACATGCTTAAGAGGATAGAAGATTATAATAAAAGATTACCTGTCGTAGAGGTATATCGTTGTGTTCAATCAGAAGGTAGTAGAATTGGGAGACCAACAATCGCTGTTAGAACAACTGGTTGTACACATAGATGTTACTTTGGAGAAGGTGGTTGGTGTGACAGTTGGTATACTAG